TCGGGAGTTACGGCTCTTGGTGCAGTAATGAAATTTTTACCAGCAATAGCGGCTTTATTATCAATAGTTTGGTATTGCATTAGAATTTATGAGTGGGCGCGTTCTAAAATTAAATAATGATTTTCTTGATGTTTTGAGCCACAATGTAGCTCATAATTAAATGGCAGTATTTTTTTAATTAAGGAGTTTATTATGTGGACTACACCATCAGCTACAGAAATGCGTTTTGGCTTTGAAGTAACTATGTATGTAATGAATAAGTAATAAAATTAAAGGGGGATAATTCCCCCTTTTTTATTTAATATAATGATCGCCTGTGTTTCCGTTTAATCCAACAATATCTACTTTATCTTCGTCCCAGCTAGTTGTTTCATCTGAATCGTAATAGACTTCTTTTTTCTTTTTACCAAAAATCTTTTCAAAATTATCGTCAAATTTTTCTTTATCTGTTTTTCTTACTGCTGAACCTTTGCCTGCTTCACTATACTTCATATGCTTTCCCCCTGAACGCAACGATACCATCACCAATAACTTCTACTAATTCCGGTGGTAGAAGCTTCCCTTTCCAAAAAGTAAGCACAGCAAAACCACTGCGCCAATTCTTAGGATTATCTTCAGTATAGTGAACAAATTGTTCGCCGTCAATTTCAGCAAGAGTTCCTGTATCGACACCATAACGAGTGCCTGTGTAGTCTGTATAAGCCGCTACCTTAAGAGAATGTAAATGTCCTGTAACCATGCTTGTGCCAGCGCCCATAGTGTTGTTATGTGTGGCATGAACGCCACCTTTCCATCTATGTTTAATACATACATCATTAACCCATGTAGCCCAGCAAGGTTTCCAAGAAGGGAAATGATCTTTTAAATGAAAGCCATGTATCTTCTCATACTGTGGGGCTACCGCCGCCAATAGAGTTTCAAAACGACTATCGTGATTACCCAAAGTCCAAGTTAATACAGGGCTAGGTTTAATTTTTTTACAAACATCCTCAATGCCGCCAAGCATTGTTTTACAAGCTTCTAATTCTTGATGAACATCGGGTCTATTTTCAAGGAAACCAATACGACCATGACGAGATACATTAGCGCCATCAAAAGCATCGCCATTACATACCACAAGCTTTGGCTTTAATTCTTCAATATATTTAATTAAAGCTCTATAAGCTGTTGAAGGATTGTCGTTCCAAAAGTGTGCATCAGAAAATACTAACACAACACCATTTTCGACAGGAACATTAATCCGAGCAGAATGTCTTTCTATCATAGGTGTTTCGCTATTAGTAACTAGATCAAGTCCATATCTACTTTCTAAACTGCGTCTGCGTCTGTAAACAGCAGTAAGGTCACAGCCAATAGCTAACGCCATTTTTTTAGGTGATTTTAATTCTTTCCAAAGTTTTAAAAATTCTTCATCTGTAGTTATTTGATTGTGTGGCGTATTTGCTCTTGGCATATTTTTCTCTCAAAAAAAGAGGGGGACGAATCCCCCTAGTTATTAAAATGGAACATCCGATTCCATGTCGTCAAAGTTTGCTGGCGGATTTCCGGTGTTTTGAGTCGCCTCTTTTGGTTTAGGCTCTCTAGTATTTAACCAGCCGTCAAAATTAATAGGCAGACTTTCAATCTTTATAGATAGACCGCCATATTTATTTTCCATAACTACGCCACAATGAATATTTTTGCGTCTTTCTTTGCCGTCTGTTCCGACATATTTCTCACCGCCTGCTATTACATCATATTTAACTGCCATTTTCTTTTCCTTTAAGTTGTTGAACAATTATATCTATTTCGTCATTAAATGCCATGACTTCTTCTTCTGCTTGTTTTATAAATTCCTCGTCCCTAAAAACCCTAGTAATAAAAAGCTGTAAAGCTTCACTAATGTCAGGATCAAAAGAAACTAAGTCGCACCATTTTCTATCAACACCACAACAAGCCATTTGCCATTGGACTTGAGCATAATAACGATTTATTAAATCTTTGCCGTCATTAATAAAATGCTCTAAATGATTCTCAGGGTTAGGACATTTAATTTCTATAAGCCCATCACTACCAATTAGCCCGTCAGGTGAACAACCTGCCATAGAAATGACAGGATGATTGACAAAAGGAAGCTGATCTACGAACAAACCACGACGAATCTCGTAGGAAGCCCTTGCAAGCGGCTCTAACGCGTTTCCTCTTTCCATCGCGGCATTGGTATAACCTTCAATGCGTTTGCCCGTTAAACGCTCTCGTATGAGTTCGTTTTTTAATTTTTTACGACCAGCGCTCTCACCTGTCTTAACTTTTGACATTAAATCAGAAATTCTGCTCGCAGTAATTTTCCCGAGGCGCATTTCGAACCATTCGTTACTTCCTTGTTGTATGTCCATAAAAATACCTTCCCATTGCGTGCTGGTTAATTGGTTCCATGTCGTTATGTCTTTTAAGTTTTAAATAAATTGTTTGCACAATCCATTGAACTCTCATACATTCTGAATGAGGATAAATTTTATGAGCTTTTTGCATTAATGAATTCATAGCATTCCTCGAATTCTGTATTCGGCTACGATACAAGTTTCATTAAAAGTATTTTTAACTTTTTTATCTGTAGTTTCGATTGCGTAACCTTTTTTGCGTAAATTATAAACACAATCAGCTAAACGATAAATGCCAAGTTTAGTCCATGCCCTTAATGGATCGATTGTTTTAGTTTTTTTAAAGTGTTTAATTAAGCGTTCTTGTTGTGTCATGTTATTCCCCTTTTAAAATGGCTTTCATTCTATTGGTTTCTGAAATTACAGCTTTAGATATTGTTTGATTGTTTTTAACTTCCCCAATGACTGAAGCGTAATTAGTCTGAAGTTCCTCAATCGTTTTGCTTGATTGAATTTTCTTTAAATAATCTTCAGGATTCATGCGGGTAGATTCGCCATCATCATCATCTTGATAGAGACCTGTAATTGACGCTAAAGTATAACGGCGTAAATAAGTCAAAGCCGAGCCGTAACCTTGCGGGTCATTTTTTTGTAAAGGGCAAACAGCAGTATCTTCAATCCATTCGCCTGATGTATGAATAAGACGAGTGGTCAAAGCTAAAGTCCCATTTTGGGATTCCGTAGGAGTTTGAATGAAAGCTATGCCGAAGTTGTTTAAGGATTCTTTAATAGCGTGTATCACCGAACCCAAATCTGCATAACGAGATTTAAAATGCGGGTTGGTAGAATCTTTAATGGCATATGTAATATTGTCTTGTGCTTTTACTAACGCTGTTGCTATTTCTTTTATACTTTCTGATGTTTTCATGTCTTATAAATTCCTTTTAAAATTAAATAATGTGTTTCATTGTTTCCTCGTAAGCCCATTTAGCGAAATTATTATCTTTATGATGTTCCGCTATGAAGCGTGCAAGACCTTCTATTTCCGCATCATATAAATCTCTAATGCGTCCAAGCTTATCATCTTCAGAATCGTAGATGATATTTTTTACTTGTTCTTGTAGCAATGCTTCCTTGTAGTAATCGCCAAACTTTTTAGATTGAAACATAATATGATCTGCGATTAACTCTTGAAGCGTTGGTTTATCTTCAGCCCAGTCCGTATCAGGATTAACCAAAGCTTGAATATGAACTTTTTCTACTGCAACATTTTCTCGGTCAGACATAATACCTCCTAAGTTGTTGATTTTCCACGATCATACTCCCAAATTGTTGAATTGCAAAGCATTTTTATCGAACCAATAAGGTATGTCCCGATCAGTCCATTTTGCAATATGAGCTTTGTATAGTTGGTAATATTTTTGATATGAAGCAATAGAATCATTATCAATTTTGCAGTCGTCAGGCATAGCTGGAGTAGGCTCAGTAAAATTATCTGTGCCAATATTTTCAGGAACAGCATAAAGCTCGTCTAATAATCCTGATGTTTGAACTTTATGTATTTTTGCATAACGATATGTGTATTCGATACATAAAAAAGTTAAAAGATTATGTAGCCAAATATAATTATGATAACTTTTACGAACCCATACAGCAGACGGATGGTTCATGTGGGTTTTTTTATATAAATTACGAGAATCAGCATAATCATCGCCATCAAGAACACGATGTGCAGTAGAAAGAAGCTGTGCATATTCGAGGATCATTTTGACG